TGATAACTGTAACCTTTTCCTTCACTTTGAAAGGATTAGATTTGAGTGGGGCAAACTTACGACCACGCTTGTCAATTGTCAATGGTGTTTTGAAATAGAATGGCGTAGTAGAACCTTGCTTAATGTATGCAAGTACCTTTGCACCATCAAGCAAGTATTTATGATTGGGCTGAATATCACCAGACCATTCTGTTGTTTCTACTACTGCTTCCATTATTCTTCTTCCATTCCAAAATGTGCCATAATCTGATTATAAACTTCATAATTGCCGTCAGCATATTGTTCACCAACGTTAGCACATTCCCGAACAATCAACTCGGCGAATTTTTCAAACCGAGCCATCTTTATTGCTTGAACATCCTCATGCTGCCAATTTACTTTGAACCCAGCCTGTTCAGCAAGTTGTTTAATTCGTTCGTTCATTATACTTCCTCTGTTAACTTAGCCAATTGCTCAGCCAATACATACAGTTGTCCGGGCACCATTGAATCATGGCTACGATTAACACCAACATACCATACACCATCGTTCATAATGTAGTAGTATTCGCAATCATAATCCTTGCTCAAGAATTCTTCATACGATTGATCCACAGTAAAGTCAACACCTGTTTCCTCACGATCACGACCGTAGAAAGTGCAACAATCGGTGCGAGTATCAAAGTCATGCTTTTCGCCAATAGTAGTGCCCAAGCTAGACAAGTCGCCAAGCGAGACCAAGTGATTTGCCTTAGCACTATCATAGTGATTTTGCAGGATCTTGCCGTTGTTTGACAGATAACCATCCCAATGACAGTAAACGCTTTTCAGCTTGTCACCATGCATAACACCAATTCGTGAACGTGTACCCATTTGAAACTCCTGTAATTAACTGATTAAGACTCTATTATATACCCAAAACCATTTACTGTCAACTATTAAGAACCGGTTGTCAACAACAATACCGATAGGTTTGCAGGGATTTGAGTGAATGCCTCAATGAAATTGTGATTCGTATCAGCCTGAGTAATTGCCGCATTTGCCGCAACAAACAATGCCGCATAAGTAGAACCGTTGATTGCAATAACAATTGACTTTCCAGACCAATCTTCATAGGCTAGATGTGTTACACCTTTGTAGGGATGACGTTCGCTGAGATTGTCTATCTCATAGATTGACCAGATAGCACGTAGTCCCAACTCCTCACGAACGGTTTCGTAATAGTCAAATTTAGTGTCAAATTCTGTATCTGTCATTTTCTATGTCCTTTAATTAACTGTCTAAGTCTGTATTATATACCCAAATCCATTTAATGTCAACCGTAATTACGGGCGCTTTTTCAATACAGAATCTGCTAATCCATACTGTACCGCTTCGGTCGCACTCATAAAAAAGTCACGTTCCATATCCTTAGCTAGTTCCTCGTATGTTTTACCAACACTATTGTGGTCAACATAGATTTGAGTAAGACTCTTTTTCATTGCTAGAATTTCTTTAACTTGAATTTCCATGTCAGTAGCTTGACCACGTGCGCCACCTGAGGGCTGATGAATCATGTGCCGAGCATTGGGCAACATATAACGCTTACCTTTTGCACCAGCTTGTGCAAGCAAACTGCCCATACTACATGCTTGACCCATAACGATAGTCATAACATCGGGTTTAATAAATTGCATACAATCATAGATTGCCATGCCAGCAGTTACACTACCACCGGGGCTATTGATGTAGACAGAGATATCTTTCTCTCCTTCACTTTCCAAGTAAAGCAATTGTGCAACAACTAGATTTGCCATTTGATCATGTACTTCGCCCTCAAGCAAAATAACACGATCACGCAACATGCGGCTGTAGATATCATAACTACGCTCACCTTTGCTTGTTTGTTCTAAAACTATTGGTACTAAACTCATATACTTCCTTAAAATTGTAAGTATAACAGAATGTCTAGCTAGTTGCAACTATTATGGTTAACGATTTATCCAATCTCTGTTGCGATAGGGTTTACCATACATTGCATTTGGTAAGTATCGTACAACCTTTTGTTTTACTCGTTTTATAATTGGATGCTCGTGGTCGTGATTGAATGCTTTTAGATACATTCTCCAACTATTGTGATTTCTACGTTTACCTTTTTGATCCTCATTGAGGTATGAAATTACTTTATCCGTGTCATTGTTGAATTTCCATAATAACTCACAGGCTATATTGAATCCATACGCATCAATCTCATCACTACATCCTAAATAAGTTTGTTCTTCACGTAGTTCAGTTTTCTCAGCAGTACTATTATATGTGGGTAATTGTTTAAATTTTCTGCGGCGATATTGTCGCATATGAATTATTTCATGCATTATCGTATGAGTTATGGTACGACATGACCTTTGAAAATTAAGTGGGGTAATCTTAATTGTATTTGCTTGACTTTTGTAAACAAGTACTAATTCAATTGATTTTTGTTTTTGTCTATCTAAATCACTGTAATATGCACCGCCCACCCAAACACAATTGGTGTCAACGTCACTATCTCCCCATTTTTTTAATTTAATGGGGACTACTTTTTTTATGTGATTGCCTACAATTCTGTGGAACTTTTCCACAGACATTTCGTTGTTAACTATTTTAGGATGCAGTGAACAAAGATATTCGGTTAATTCGTATCTGTTTAATGCTGCCCAATCAAATTTAGATTTTCGCACTGCCATGATACTATCCTAAGTTATTTTCGTTTAGACCTTGTGCCAGTCTCTCTTGGCTTCCTGACAGGATTAATGATATTTTTTGCTGATTTAGCCAAACTATTTGTACCTAATTCATTATCACCGGCAAGTTGATCTTGTGCAATTGAATCATCACCGTACATGTCTACATTGTCATGTTCAGCAGTATCAGCTAATTTAAAGCTAAACCCACCCTTAGTTGGATCAGTACTACCCGACTTACTTTCAAGCGTAACCTTACCATCTAGTTTTGCTGGCCATTGTGTAGTAAAAACAATTTTGCCACCTTTGTATGTTGCATACTGTTGCATGAAGTTCATATCTAAAATTTCTAACACACCGCCCTGATAATTAGGGATAGCCTCATTATTATTGACCATATCAACTACTGCCCTTTTAACAAGGTACATCAATTTACCACCGTCGCTTGAAACACCCTTGAATCCCATATCATCCCAAAGTGTTTGATACTTAGCAGGTAGCATGGATTCTTGTGTACGATTGGCCTTAAACAAAGAAAGACTTAGTTCTGCTTGTTGCATCACTTTGCTAGTCCATGGCAAAAATTTATTGAACTTTTTAGGAATAGCTTTGGGATTGTATTTATGAATAATATTCATACCTCTAAAAGGTTGTTCCTTTGTTGGAGTATTTTTAGTCATTTCAATAAATTCAACCAATGCAGCATATTTTTTATTCTTTTCAATATGGGCTGGAATCTTCAATCCAGTCATACTAGGAGGGGCGCCGCCGCCTGTTCCTTTACTAGAAATTTTAACCGTATGTGAGGTTGCTGCATTTTTAACTTCAGCATAACTATCTGCTAATTTTTCATTTTGCTTAGAGGGAAAACGCAATACTAAATCACCAAGTGATCCACCCAGCCATTCTTCAAATTGTTTTCGTTTGGGGAAACTAGATTGTCCGTATAATAAAGCAAGCACACCCAAATATTCACCGGCGTTGTCAACTAATGCCGTACGCACTGTTTCATGTTCACTATCTCTATAGTCCTCGGGCAAAACAGCACCCTCCCCCGCCATAATTTCATATGCTAATTGAATTGTAACTTTACCATAATCAGTACTTTTTAGTACTGAATTCTGCGTAATCTCATCCCCAAAATCTTCTGCGTTAATATCTCTATCAGTAATTTTAATCTGTGCAGGATTAAGTTTAAATGCTGCCTTACCAACAACTGGTTTATTTTTTTGATTAGGATCATCTGTTGCGCTACCGGCAAGCTGTCCGCCAAACTCGCTGGTTTTTAACAAGCTACTCAATGGAATATAATCGCCATCCATATTTTTTAGTTCAATAGCGCCCTTAAATTTAGTTCCGCCAGGGCTGTTATGCAATGCTTCAATTCGGTTGGCTTCCTTAGGGTCAATTATAACTTTATGACCTTCTCTGCTTAAGAATGGTTGTTTGTTAGCAATATGTTGGATAAAACTATCAAATCGTCCAGGTCTTTTTAGTAAAACACCCGGACTTAGAGTTTTAGCATTTGCTTCATCTTCTAGAATGACTGACAATAGGTTTAATAATTCACGCATAGTTTAGTATTTATCTATATGAAAAAAAATATAAAATTGTTACCCGATAGTAAATACAATGAAGGAGAAAATTATGATCAAATTTCTAAAAAGTCTATTCGGGATTGAATCCCCGGCCCCGATAGCAACCCCCGAACCAGCGGCACCTGCTGCATCCTACAAAGTAGAAGCACCAACTCCAGCCCCGGCTGTAGCTGCTCCTGCCCCTGTAGTTGTGCCAGTTGTAGCTGAAAAGGCACCTGCTAAGCCAAAGGCTGCAAAGCCTGCCGCTGCTAAAGCACCCGCTAAGCCAAAAGCAGAAAAAGCGCCAGCAAAAGCGAAAGCACCTGCTGCAAAAAAGCCTAAAATTAGCATTGCAAAATAAATGACCACGATAGGGTTTGACTTAATTAGTGACTTAAATCTATCCCCCGAAGATAGTTTCAATTGGGAAGGAAAAGCAACTAGTTTATACTGCATAATAGCAGGAAACATTAGTGAAGATTTACGCACGATTAAGCAAACTTTATCGCATTTGTCTAAATTCTATCAGGGTATATTCTATACTCTAGGTTCATTAGAATATCATAACTCACCTGATATTCACAAAAGAACGGAAGAAATCCACAAAGCCTGTCGCAATGTTCGCAATCTAGCATTAATGCATCATCATGTGGTCATCGTTGATGGTATCGCTGTTATAGGTGCTAATGGATGGTACGGTGATACTATCATTGGAAATGAAGAAGTAGACGCAATGCTAGAAGTAAATCGCAATGAAGATATACTTTATCTAAAAAACACTATAGAACGACTACAAAAACACCTTGATGTTAAAAAGATCATAATTGTTTCAAACTCAGTTCCCAGTATAGATTTATACTTTGGCGAACATCCAAACTCACTTGATACTCAACTTAATCTAGGTATCGCATTACTAGCAGATACTGAAACTAAAGTTTCACATTGGGCTTATGGCACATATGGAAAAGTAGTTGATACTAATATTAATAATATCAACTACATTAATAATAGTTGTTTCAAAAGAAACCCCTATTGGTCTAAACGAATAGAAATTACAGTTTAAGCCTCAGCTTCAACTTTCACTTGTAACGGAAATCCCTGACTACGTGCATCAAGTGTAACCTCGATCCCTTTCTGTTCGGCAATCTCATAGGGCAAAACAGCAACAATAGCACTACCCTCTTCGTGGATATTATGTGTAATCGTTTGTGCAGTGTCTTGGTTATAATTAAAGTAATCAATTAAACTACCAACGACAAATTCCATACTTGTTACATTATCATTGATATAAATGATTTTGAACAACGGAGGCTCGGATAATGCAAGGTTAGGCTTGATCTTAATTTTTGTTTCTGTTTTAGACATAGTAGTTTATATGTGTTAGTTATAAAAGTGTGTAGCCACTATGACTACACACATGATGCTATTATACTATTTAGTATAGGTAATAGCAATTGCTCTGGGTTTTTGTTCTTCAGGTATTTCACGCTTTAAGTGAACATTAAGAATTCCCAATTCAAGATGAGCATTTTCAATCTCTACAAAGTCAGCAAGTTTGAATTCACGACGGAAATCTCTATTGCTAATACCCTTGTGTAGATAGTTAATGTCAGTTTCTTCTTCCTTGATTGTGTTTTTACCTTCAATAATCAAAAAGTTTTTATCTTTTGTTACTGATAGGTTGTCAAGACCAAATCCAGCTACAGCAATACTAATCATATACTCGTCCTCAGTAATTTGGACTACATTATATGGGGGATAGTTTGTGTTGGATTGTTGATGTTGAAAATGCATTCTATTCAAATCTTCAAACATAGTATCAAAACCGATACCA